TCCGATCTCAGAGCAATATCTCCCCGACACGCTCAAAGGTTCACGAAGATAGTCCGTTTCAGTCCAGACCAGTGACTAATTAATCCGATGACAGCCAGAACTAAAAAGAAGTTGGTGGGGGCTACTAAGCCAAGACTCCACAGCCCACTACTTAAAGGTGAAACTAGGGGCAAAGAAGTAATCGAGTTTGCAGAACGCATAGGAATGAAACTTATGCCGTGGCAACAGCTGATAGTCAACGATTTTTTCTCAGTTGGGAAAGATTCTAAGTTCATCCGTCGTACCGGACTACTATTGGTCGCTCGTCAAAGCGGAAAGAGCGCATTAGGTCGAATAATGTGCCTAGCTCACCTATTTCTCTTTAAAAGCCCTAGAGTGCTCATAGCTTCGTCTAACAGAGCTATGGCTCTAGTTTCATTTCGAGAAATGTGCTACTTAATCGAAAGCCATGAGTTTCTGGCTTGCCAAGTCAAAGCAATCCGATATGCAAATGGCACTGAGTCAATCGAGCTACTGCCAGAGTTTGGCAGTGGTCGCTTAGATGTTGTAGCGGCAACCCGCGACGGTTCGCGCGGACGTACCAGCCATTTCACATGGGGGGATGAATTACGCGAATGGGGCGATGAAGCATTTACAGCGATTACACCTACTACCCGCGCTACAGATGGACAAACGTTTTGGACTTCAAATGCCGGAGATGCTTTTAGTATTCCATTAAATTCTCTAGTCGAAAGAGCAAAAGAGAAACCGCCTAAGACATTTGGTTATTATGAATACAGCGCTCCTCAAATGTATAAGTTTGACGTAGGTTCGGCTAAATTCTGGGAAGGTGTAGCTCAGGCAAATCCCGCTCTGGGGTTGACGGTTTCGAGAGAAGCTATCGAAGAATCGCTATCAACTTCTAGTCATGAATCAATTATGACAGAGCTCTTATGCTGTTGGGTTTCGTCGCTTCAATCACCTTTCCCGCCAAATTCAATCGAAGACTGCTCAGATTCAACTCTTACAATCATGGAAGGCGGCTACACAGTTTTCGGCTTTGATGTTTCGCCGTCTAAAAGAAATGCAAGCTTATGCGCCGGTCAGATACTCCCAGATGGACGTATAGGTGTGGGAGTACTGCAATCGTGGGAGTCTGCCGTAGCTATAGACGATTTGAAGGTAGCGGCTGACATTAAAGGCTGGTGCGATATTTATAGACCCCGCCAAATTATGTTCGACAAATACGCCACACAATCAATAGCTGACAGATTATCCAATGCCGGACAAGTTGTGGAAGATTGCAGCGGGCAAAACTTTTATCGTGCGTGTGGAGACCTCTTAGATGCTGTGGTTAATCAGCGCATGATTCACAACGGGCAAAAATCGCTTATTGACCAATTCTCAAATGTTGCAGCAAAGGTAAACGACTCAGCGTGGAGAATCATAAAAAGAAAATCCGCGGGCGATATTTCGGCACCTATTAGTATTGCCATGATAGTAAGCAAATTAATGCAACCACAACAGACAGCGGCGATATACACCGAATGACATACTAGTGGTGTATAATTGCCGTCTATGGGTCTCTTTTCGCGTAAGCCACAAATCATTGAAGCGCAGTACGCACCGCAGGTCATGGGCGAAAACATGCCTAGCCTGTATAACGCAATCTTTGCACGAGTCTCTCGTCATGATGCTATGTCAGTCCCTAGCGTTGCTAGAGCCCGAAATCTTATTTGCGGTACAGTAGCTTCTATTCCGCTTGAATATTATAAAACTTCTACTGGAGAAGTAATCGCTCCGCCACGGTGGATTAAACAACTTTCAAAGAATCAGCCTTCATTTGTTACTTTGACATGGTGCGTTGATAGTCTCCTATTTTATGGGGTATGTTATCTTTTAGTTACTGAGCGGTATTCTGAAGATGGAAGACCCGCTAACTTTGAATGGGTTGCTAATTCTCGCGTTACATTTACAACAGACCTTGAAGGCATTATGGTCACACAGTATTACGTTGACATGAAACCTATTGCAATGAATGACATTGTAACTATTCAAGGATTTGACGAAGGCGTATTAGATAGAGGAAGTCGCACTATTCAAGCGGCTATAGATGTAGAGCGAGCACTTGCGGTAAATTCTGCACAACCTCAACCTGCCGGATATTTAAAAAATAACGGTGCAGATTTGCCGCCTAATGAAGTATCCGGATTACTTGCAGCTTGGAAGCGCGGCGCTCAATCAAACAGTACTCGTTACTTGACTTCAACTTTAGAATATAACGCAGTTGCGTTTAGCCCTAAAGATATGATGTACACGGACGCGGTGCAATCATTGAGTACTCAAGTTGCAAGAACAATGAACGTACCAGCCTACCTATTATCTAGTGACCAGAATACAACAATGACTTACAGTAACGTTCAAGACGAAAGAAAACAGTTTTACGCGCTATCCATCGAGCCTTACGTGCAAGCGATTCAATCACGCCTATCAATGGACGATATAAGCACTTCAGGGCATGAAGTCAAATTTTGTGTAGGAGATACTTTCTTAAAGCAAGACCCGCTAGTTGAAATTCAAGTACTTGAAAAACTTTTAACTCTCGGGTTAATTACAACTGAACAAGCAATGTCAATGACAGATTTAACTCCTAATGGAAGCGAAGGTATCAGCTAGTGGAGCAACTAATTATTGAAGCATCATCTATTGAGTGCAACGAAGACCGCAGAGAAATAAGCGGCAAGATTGTGCCAATGGGTACAGGTGAAATTGGTCAAACCAATATGGGCGGCGTTGTTTTTGAGGCAAACTCAATCGACATTACAGACGTATCTAAAATTAAATTGCTTTCACAACATGACATGAAAAAGCCTGTTGGAAGAATGATTGCAGCAGAAACACGTGCAGATGGAATTTACGCAACTTTTAAGTTAAGTCGTAGTGCCGCTGGTACTGAAAGTTTAATCCTTGCACAAGAAGGCTTAGTATCCGGTCTTTCTGTAGGTGCAGAAGTAATAGCATCAAAACCATCACGCGACGGACACATTGTTGTTTCCTCAGCAAAGTTAAAAGAAGTTTCTCTCGTCACCGAGCCAGCATTTAAGTCTGCTCAAGTGCTAGAGATTGCAGCAGAGGAAACAATCCCTGCTGAACCAACACAACCAGAAAGCGAGCCACAAGTGGAAGAATCAACCACAGCGGTAGAAGCTCCAGCAGTTGAAGCGGCAGCAGTAGAAGCGGCTCGCCCAACAGTTGTAGCAAATCTTCAAGTTAAAGAGCGCATTGCTCCATTAACATCATCACAATACCTAGATGCAAGCATCAAGGCAGCAATGGGAGACGACACAGCTCGTCGTACAGTGCTTGCAGCAGATGACTCAACATCAACAAACACAGGACTCACACTTCCAAGCCATCTCAATACCTTCTTGACAGATACATTCTCAGGACGCCCAGCGTTCGATGCTGTAACTCGCGGTTCACTTGCAGGTATTGATGGAATGTCATTTACAATTCCACGTCTTTACACAAACGCTTCTTCAGCAAACGTTGCACCAACAGTTGCAGCGGTTAACGAAGGCGCAGCAACATCTGAAACCGGAATGACAAGTGCGTATGACACGATTTCGATTCAAAAGTACAGTGGACTTAACGAGGTAAGTTTTGAGCTCGTTGACAGAAGTTCACCTGCGTTCATGGATTTGCTTATGGGCGAACTCCGTAAAGCTTACGAGAAGGCAACAGATACAGCCCTTATCACAGCTCTAGGAACTTCAGGAACAGTTGCAGCAACAACAGCAGCAACAGCAGCAGGACTTCAGTCATTTATTGCAACTGAATCAGCAGCAGCATATAAGGGAACTGGCGGAGAATACGCCAACAAGCTTGTAGCAAGTACAGATGTCTGGGCTGCCCTTATGGGTTACACAGATGACAACAAGCGTCCTCTTTACGCAGCAGCAAATCCTCAAAACAATTCAGGTGCAGTTTCAGTTGGTTCAAATGTTGGAAACGTACTTGGTACAGACCTCATTGTTGACCATAACATCACAACAGCTGGCGTCATTGATGACTCAATGTTCTTAGTTGCTCCAGGTTCAGTTTATACATGGGAGTCACCAGCAACAAACCTTCGCGTTAACTTGCTTGGTACAGGTCAAATTCAGATTGCATTGTACGGATACCTTGCAATCTATGTTGGCAAGTCAGGTAAGGGCGTTCGTCGCTTTAACCTTACATAAGCAATACCCTAACTCGCTTAGTGGGGCTGCCGGAGCCCTTGTAGCCCCACTAAGTCTTTAGAAAGGATAACAATGAGTACAACAACAGTTGCAGAACTTAAAACAGCTCTTGGCGTTGGCAGTCTTTATTCAGACGCAACAATTCAAGAAGTTTGCGATGCCGCCGATGACGTTTTGTTGCCTTTTCTATGGAAAAACGAGAATTACAATATAGCGCATAGCAACACAACCACAGAGGGTACGCTTTATTTTGAAGAATTAGCTACTGGCACATTTTACGTTGGACAGTCAGTCATCATTTCTAAAAATGGCACTCCATTTAATGGCACAAAAACCATTACTGGGGTTGGCGACAACAGCATTACTTTTGCGGTAACTGGAAGTCCTACCGCTAGTGAATATCACCCATGCGTACCTTTTGGCATTGTTTCAGGCGTAACACAAAATACTTACGGCACAATCCCAGCAGTCAGAGAAGCCAGCCTTATGATTTCTGAAGCAATATGGCAAGCCCGTCAAGCGCCAAGCGGACAAGGAATGTCAGTAGATGGGTTTACTCCATCTCCATTTACTATGTCCAATACTTTAGTTGCACGAGTAAGAGGTTTAATAGCGCCGTATCTTAGCCCGAATTCAATGGTGGGCTAATGCCAGCGATAACTACTCTACGTGCAAGTTTAGCCGCGGCTTTAGTGGATAATACTCTCTACTCTACTTTCAGTTTCCCACCGGCTACGCCTATCGCAAATAGTGTAGTGATAATTCCATCGGACCCGTACCTTACCCCTAACAATAACCAGTACGCATCTATCAGCCCTATGGCTAACTTTTCAATACAGATATTTGTGCCTCTCATGGATAACGAAGGCAACTTGAACGGAATAGAGACAATGTTAGTAGCTGTATTTAATAAGCTCGCAGCCTCATCTATTCGAATGAATGTTGGCAGTGTAAGTGCGCCTAGCGTGTATGCATCTGCCACCGGCGATTTGCTTACATGTAATATCTCTGTAAGCACTTTAACAGAATGGAGCTAGACATGACCGATGCATCAAACGCGGCTTGGCTTGAACGAATCGGTCAAGTTAAGCCAGAGGCAACAAAGCCAGCTACACCGACAAAGAAAGAAGAAGAATAATCATGGCACAATTTATTAATAACAAAGTCGGCGTAAAGCTCGGCGCGACTACACCTGCAAGCACTGACTTGAGTTCATATTGCACCAGCTTTACTCTCAATAGAGCATTTGACGAAATTTCCGTCACAGCGATGGGAGACCTTGGGGTCCGTCAGATTGCCGGTTTGGAAACTTCGACACTGACAATCGAATTTATCAATGATGACGGCGCTAGTGCTGTACTTCAAACACTTAACACACTTCTCGGTACAAATGCATATTTCAAGGTAGCCAATAACAAAGATGCAGTTGGTTCAGCGGCAAATCCTTTCTGGAGTGGGCTTTGCTTGATTAACAACATTACACCGATTAACGGCGCTGTAGGAGATTTATCTACTCAATCTGTTACATTTAACGTATCCGGTGCAGTCACTAAGGTTGAAACCGGTACTTTCTAATAACTAAACAAAGGGGCTAAAAATGGCAAAGCTAGTAGTAACAATGAAAGACGGAGTATTGCATGACGTGGAGATAACCCCACGATTGGAATACAACTTTGAACAGCATGTAGGGATGGGATTTCACAAAGCGTTAATTGAAAATTCTCGCCAGAGTGACATCTATTGGTTGGCTTTCGAAGGCTTGCGTTTAGCGGGTGTTCAAATAAAGCCGATGCCTGAATTCTTGGACATGATAACGAAAGTTGACGTCCTAGATTCAGACCCTTCGTAGTTGAGCGGGGCTCTATAACGTACATCGCAGCGCGATTGAGTTACGAATATGGAGTCCCGCTTAACACCATAATAGATTTATCGCCGAGAGCTTTCAAGGCGCATATAGAAGTTTTACACGATATAGCGAAGGAGCGAGAAAATGCCTACAGAAGTAGTCGGCGCAATCGCACTTCGTAAAGCATTAAATTTGTATGCTCCAGATTTGGCTAAAGAATTAACAAAAGAGCTTGGAGCAATTTTAAAGCCTATCGTTTCTCAAGCTCGGGGATTTGTACCAACGACTTCACCTATGAGCGGATGGACCAGCGACAGCGGTAGGTTAATTACTGCAACTACTTCAATGTTTCGTAAAGGCAAGTTTCCAATCTATAACGCCGGAGAAATTCGCCGCGGTATTAATTATAAAACTACACCATCTAAGCCTAATCGTGCGGGGTTTGTAAACACTGTACGAATTCAGAATAAAACGGCTGCCGGTGCTATTTATGAAACAGCTGGTCGTAAAAACGGACAGGGTCAAGACTGGGTTGGACCTAAAGCCGGTGGGCGTTCTAAAGGCGTTTCGCGGTCTGTTAATCCTTATGCTGGCAATCAATTTATTTCTAATCTCGGACAGCTTTACGGTCCAGCTAGAGGTAAAGAGCATCGCATGATGGGACGTTTTATATTTCGAGCATGGGATAAAACTCAGGGTAGAGCAAACGCTTCTGTATTTAAAGCTATTGAAAATACTACAACTAAGTTTAATAATCGTACACAAATTGTAGATATTAGGAGAGCCGCATGAGTAACGTAGCTATAAATATATCTGCTGAATACACTGGAAAACCGGCGTTTGATAAAGCTAGCAAATCTGTAAAGACTTTAGAAAGAAGCGTTAAAAGATTAGCTTCTGGTCTAGGAATTGGACTAGGGCTTTCAGCTGTAACTACATTTGGTAAAGCTGTTGTAAAAGCATTTGCAGCTGACGAAGCGGCTGCGTTACGTCTAACAAATACAGTTAACAATCTTGGCATTTCATTTGCAAATCCAGCCATTACTAAATTTATTTCTCAGCTTGAATCCAGCGCAGGAATCGCAGATGACATTTTACGTCCGGCGTTTCAAGCACTATTAACTACGACTGGCTCTTTGACTCAGTCACAGAAACTTCTTGGCGATGCTATTACAATTAGCCGCGGTAAAGGTGTTGAATTAGCTACCGTAGCGCAGGATTTGGCAAACGGTTATGTAGGTATTACTAAGGGTCTAAAGAAATATAATACTGGTCTGACTCAATCAGAATTAAAGACTAAATCATTCTCGGACGTTCTAGGCGTATTGCTCAAGCAATCGGCTGGAGCGGCAGATGCTTATTTAGACACAACTTCTTTCAAATTTGACGTATTAGGCGTAGCAGTTGATAACGCAAAAGAAAAAATAGGTCAGGGTTTAATTAGTGCATTTGCTCGCGCGGCTGGCGGCTCAGAAGCTAGCGATGCCGTCAAGGCTATTGATGCAGTCGCTACAGCAATTAACGGTATTACTCTTGCAACCGGAACAGCCGTAGGTGGTCTGACTAGCGTTTTGACAAACCTTAAAAATCTTCCTAAGAATATATTTCAAGGTTTTGTAGGTAAGCAAGGTGGCATAAATACAAAGCCAACGACTAAGCCGCCTACTCCAGTTGAGCTTTCAGAAAACAAACAGAAAGAATTACTAGCCAAACTAGAAAAAGATGCTTTGAAGCGAGCTAAAGATTTAGCTAAAGAGCAAACTAAATTGCTAAATGAGCAGAAAAAACAGGCTGCTCTTAAAAAGGCAAGCAAATTATTCGACTTAGAACAAGCTGGTCTAATCGCAGCTCTAACTCGTAACATTACTAAAGAAGAAGAAACCAGAGCTAAGGCTCAACTAGCTTTGCT